AAATTTTTTCATTGTAAGTTATAAGGGTGAATAATTATTTTTTAGTTTTGACACATTTGTCTTTGCCGTTTTTAGTTCCTGCATATGAGTAACCTTTCCAGCACGCCTTACCATCAGCGCCTTTAATTTTCTTTGTAGCAGGTTTCTTTTTAGCAGGCACCTTTCTTAGCTCCTTTCTTAGGAGGCCTGCCGGGTTTTGTGTAAGTTCCTTTACCTTGTGGCATCACCATACTCCTGGGATAATTTGTCCAGTCAATGCATACGCACCAAGCGCAGCGATAACACCAAGCATTGCAAGGCGTCCATTAAGTCGTTCGGCTTTATTGTTATGTGGTTCAGTCACAGTCATAATCTCCATACGTGGTTCAGTGGGCCAGATTTGTGTATCGTTCATTAGAAATCAACATCAGATACAGCAAGCTTGTCCATGATGTCTGCACGGTATGCAGGATCATTTTCATAACGAGGATCATTCATTGCTCGTACTACTTCAGAAGTACTTCTAAATACATCACGAGGCTGCGCTGATCTACCTTGCAGTGTTTGACCTTCGTAGCCCATAGTATCTGTGTATTGTGAATAGAGACCACGCAGAGCAAGTGAGATAGCAGCTGCGTTGCCTGTATTTACAAGGTCGTTGTAAGCTTCAACATCATTAGAATCAAGAGCATCTTCTGCCCATTGCATTACATTCTGATACTCAGCTTCTCCACCAACAGCGTTATAGATAGTCGCAACATCACCGTCTTCTAATTCACGTCCGCCTTGGGCAGGAGAACCAGCTGACATTTCAATGTAAGCAGCAACCAAATCTTCAGAAGACATCGAAGCCAAAGACTCCAACATCTCTTGTGACACAGTTCCTGTCTCATCGTATTCAGTAGAAGCAAGGTCAATTAACTCTTGAACTTCAGAGTAGTCAAAAGATTCTTCTTCAGAACCCTCTTCAACTTCTGCTTCTTCGCCTTCTTCAAAAGATTCAGAGTCATCTCCACCGAGTTTCTTTTGAAGCTCAATGTAAGCGCTTTCTAATTCTTCTGCGTTTCTATACTTCCCAGCGAGAAGCTCAGAATGAGCCTCTTCCATTGCTTCGCCTACTGCAAGTGATTCAGCATCACGTGCTTCAGCATCAGACAGTGCCATAGGGTCACTGCTGGGATCATAAGTTAAAATTTCTGCCATAATGGTGGTAATTACTGTTGTACACTTTCAACGAAACCGTTGACTACATCTTGAGCCTCAGGGTTCTTACTTGGATCAGCTAGAGGTGCCTTCAACAAATCAGGTGCTTGCTGCATCATCTGTTGTTGCATCATCTGCTGTTGTTGATCTTGCTGCTCTTGTTCACGATCCTCTAAAGACTTGACAAGATTCAATGCATCAATACCTTGTGCTGCAGCAAGACGTTTAATAGCCTCATCTGGATTCAGGTATTTACCCATAACCTCTGGGCCAAGTGTTTGAGCAATTGTTGTGATGAATGCTGTAAGTGATTCACGATCTTGGCCGCGACCTAAAGCATTAATACCAGCAACAATAGTTGGATGAACAAGATCCTTAGGAATCTTTGGTAGCTGACCGCTACGTTGAAGGACCAGCAGCTTGCGGTTTAGATAAGGCAAGAGGAACTCAACAGTTAGTAGGCTGAATAATCCTCCAAGTTGCTGTTCCAATTCGAGTTGGGTGAGGCGTACCTCTTCCGCAGTTGTGCGCTCAGACTGACGCACTTGCAGTACTAAGAATGCATCAGAGATGCGACGATCTAATACTTGCATCTGTTGTGCAGCAGTAGAGAAGTCAGCGGTCTTGCCAACCTGTACTACACCAACATCATCAGGCCTTCCTTGAATGATTGCTCCGTTGCCTGCGGCGGCCAGCGTGGATGCCTTTGTCGTACTAGAGGGTGAGACAAGGAAAACAATTTTGGCCGCTGCTGCAGAGCCTTCTGTGATGGCCTGAGATAAAGCATTAAGTGATTTGAGATCACCTAAAAATTCTTCAGCTCTACCGCGACCGTAGGCTTCACCATCCACTGTATTGAATCTAAGAACCAACCAAGGACTTGCATCCTTTGGAGCCTTACCTTCAGTACCTGGAATACGTATACCGAACACCTCTTGGTGCCACAGCCAGCGGTTGTTATCTAGACGAACGTGAGTATAAACCTCACAATCCTTATTCATAATCGCTCTACCTTCATCGTCGAACTGAGACTTATAAGATTCAGTTACGGCTGTCGGAAGTAGCTCTTTATTAATAAGTTCCTTAGTTACAATTTCAATAACGTTGCCGTTTCCATCACGTTCTACAACATACCTACTAAGTGGATAGTGCTTAATGTTTTCCTTACCCATAAACAGCAAAGCGTTACCGCCGACCACCAGATGCTTAATAGCCTGGTGGACCGTGACACGATCACTGGACGCTGCAATGGAATCCATCACCATGCGTTCCATCTTTGCAAAGCTAAGATCAAGTTCGGATCGAATGTCAGCTGGTAACTCAGTACCAATTTTATCGTCACGAATTTGTAGCTTAAAGAAGGTAGTCTGTGGAGGTAGCAATGCAAGCATTAGCTTTGAAGCTAACGTCACTACCGCTTTGGCTCCAACAGACTGCCAAGGTTGAGTAAGGTTTTTACGAATAGACCTATGCTCATCCCGAGTAATAAGATAAGGAAGTGTTAGCTCTGAACACTCAATGGCTGTATCTAAAAAGTTTTGGCGTTGACTCGAAAGGAAATCATACCGTTGTTTTGCAGACATTTAATTAGCCGATATTAGAACCAGTCTTTCCACCTGCAGAGGTGTTGACTGTTGGTTTCAATTTGATACGCATAGTGCTCAGCTTTGTTTTACCGCCCTTCGATCTCATGATCGGTGACCGACCAGCAGAAGCTTGGGTAGTGTTTACTTGCTGAGGAGGTGGCGTATACTTAGGCGCAGACGCTTGCATAGCAGCTAGGCTTTTCTTGTAGTCTTCTGATTGCTGCCTAGATTGAGCGATAGCTCTATCGGCATCTCGTTGAGCTGACTCACGCGCATCGCGCATGTCATTCTCTAATTTCTTTTGGTCGCGTTTTGCTTGCCGACGTTCACGAGCGGCTCTTCCACCATCTCCACACATAATTAAGGCTCCGTAATACGTTGTTTAATAAATTCGACGACACTTCTTTGACCAGCTCGATACATGAGCCGATCATAAGAAACATCAGGGCTTGGGTTAGTCAAAGGAAAACGATCCTCTAACTCGAAAAGTAAGGCTTCTGCGCTTAACCTAAGGTCAGGCGTATTGGGGTAGATTGACATTACTATGTTCAAAGAATGCTGGGACTCGTGCTGCCTTAGTAAAGGAAAGCTCAGGAGCTTTACCCTCATACATCAAGCGATCACTAGAATCCAGCCAAAATTTTCTGTCTAAATATTTATCGGCATTGCTACCTAACGGTTGCATTACCCAATTGATAGTTGCCTTGCGGAGTTTATCAAGAGAAGGACTGACAGTAAGCCCCAACTCCCGACAAACAATACTATTGGCAGCAACGTGAATTTGTTCATCTCTACTTATATCAGCGCTTACTGTCCGCATTCCAGCGTCACCATTAGCGCGAAAGAATGGTAAAAGAACGAAGAAAATTGCACGTTCGGCAACCATCGCTTTGAGGATCGTATGATCCGGATGCGCAGTCCAAGCATCACGTAACCGTAACGCTTCAGTCTCAGCTTTTTGATTAACACCGTAAGCGGTGGCAATGTAACCAAGTGCCAAGTCGTGGTTTTCTTCGTCTTTGACATTGGATTCCAATAGCTCCCGCGATAGTGCTGGTACGTCGGAATCCAATGCATCACGGATAAAATCTCCCACAGGTAGTTCCATATGTCGCAACGCAAGAGCACGTAGTACCGCCTCTTCCGCCCCTGCCTTGCATGATCCGGCAGTTGTTTGGACTGGTGTCCATTTTCTTTTTCTGTTTAGTAGTTTCTGATAAGGGTCTTGTCTCATTCTTGGCAATCACATGTAAGTTCTTCATTGTTAAATAGTTCCTCTAGATACTTGTCAACATCTTCTGCATCTAGTGCAGCATATGCATCAGTCTTATCTTGAGTGTCTCCCATTACTTGTAAGCTGTAATAGAGAGAGGTTTGCGGAGACCTAAGCCACTCTTCCACGAACGCATTGTCGTAGGTCACTACATCACTCCAAGAGTTGAAGCTATAACCATGAAGAAGTCCTGTGCGATCAAGCATCGTCATGATGCCATCTGCAACTCTTTTATAATTATCCCAACCTACTTCTGATGCAATCTCTACATCACCGTAGTTATAAGTTTGTACTCCGAAAGTACCTGAGTCGCGATCAACTGTCTGCGAGATAGGTGGAGCGATTTCTGGTGTGCAAGTATTGCCATCCAGATCCAAGCTTCGATAACTGCAACTGGCGGTTGGAGCGATAGCAAAGGCTCGAACCATATTAGCGTTGCGAGCGACTGCGGCTGCTTGGTTAATTCCTGAAGCAATTTGAGAGACAAGTTCATAAGCAGCTGAGTGAAATGGTTTACTTTTGAAGCGATTATATTGTTCAATCGCTTCACCGAATTGCTCGTAAGTTACTCCGTACCTTCGTAGGAGGTTGGCAAGTCCCAACATTCCGAGGCCGACCTGTCGATCTGATTCACTGGGGAGATATTCTCCTGAATTGCCAACGCCAGTTCTGCCATGTAAGGAGCACAGTTCCTGCATCCCTTCAAAGAAAGCTCGCGGAATGTCATCAAACTCACAGGCACCGAGATTGACGTGCTGCAAGAGACAGGTGCCTCTTGAAGGCAGGTACACTTCAAGACAAACGTTGCCTCTGATTCTGTTTCCTTCATTGTCATACTTAACTTTGTTTAACCAGATGTCACCGGACTTGATTCCGTGTAGTAGCTCTTCCTTGAACGTACAATCCTGCCACCACTCTTCAGTGATGTTGATGCATCGCTTGACCCAAGGAAGTTCGGATCTAGGAGTAGTAATGAACTCAAGAGCATCGGCATGATTAAGGGAAATATGGAGAACAATTGCACCATTCTTATATATACCACCACGTCTAAGTATTTCATTTAAGGTGCTATAAATTTTACCGAAACTTACAGGGCCAGATGCAACTACACCTGACTCCCGCACATAACCTTTCGGGTCAAGATTGTCTAGGTGAATAGCACAACCTGCCCCATATCTGAGGGCGTGACTAGCGAAGCGCCAGCTAGCCTCAATTCCGTTGCTACCTTCCATCTCATTTTCAACTACAAACACTGTGCAGCTGACAGGAAGCCGTCCTGTTGGATCATCAATCCAAGATTGTACCCGGCCTGTGCGGGAGATCAAATTAGTCATTGTACTAAGTCTTCAAAATTTGCTTTTTTAAAATTTGGTCCTTTAAGAACCTTTCCATCTCCTCTGTAAATAGGTTTGCCGTCTTCACCAAGCTTTGATAAATTGGCTCCGTGAACACGTCGCATAGCTTCGTCTAGATCCCAATCACAAGATGCTGCATATTGAAAGCAGACATACACCAAGTCTGCTAACTCATTTAGCTCTTCCGCATCATCTTTATGATGGTAAGCCTCGTGGAACTCACTCCACTCTTCATCAATCAAAGCCTTTTGAGTCGCTCTCTGACTCCCATTCGTCGTAAGATTGTAGGCTGCGCGGAATTCCTCCGCCTGGTCCATCAATGTCTGGCGAGTAGAGTAAGGTGTTGTCAAGTTCATTCTGTAAATAGTGGATTGCTTTTTCTAAATCAGACACCTTGCTGATTTTGTATCCAGCACGGCAGATGTATTTGATGGCACAGCCAAGGTGATAATTAAGTTCCTGGTCTCTTATGAAGTCCCAGCATTCGATGGAGCCTCTGGTGTAGTAGGCAGGTGATTTGGCCATTGTTTAACTAGGTTGGATACGGTGTTAGCTAAGGCAAAGTTTTGACGTTGTAGCGCCATGAACAATGTGATGATGTCTTCCTTATCTGCCTTAGGTAAAAGGTCTTCAAGTCTTCTGATCTTGAATGACTGTTCAACTGTCAGCTCGATAATCGGCGGTGGGGGTCCAAGGAATGACGGTGTGTTCGATTGGGTCATAGTCGTTACAAGTAAGGATTCGTGCTAGCCGTGCATTCATTAGTGCATCGTCTTCCGTTAGTTCTTTGGCTTCAAATGCTTTGACTACTGTCTGCCACGTGTAACCATCCTCTTCAAACAAAGCAACAGCTCGTTTGATTCCAATTCCGGGCACGCCGGAGTAGCCATCGGTTTGGTCACCGGCTAATGACTGAATGAGATGCCACTTAGCACCCTCTACAGGGTCAATCATGGTCAACTCTTTCATGTCAAATAATCTGCCAGGTATCTGGCGCATATCTTTGTCAGGAGAGCAAATGACGTTGCCTTCATGCGCTGTTGCGTAGATACCCATGGCATCATCAGCTTCCAGCTCAGGTAACCTGATCACCTCATAGTGTTTACCTAATTCAGTGATAACTCTGCGATAACCACATGGCTTTTTACGATTTCGATGACCCTTGTAATCAGGATAAATTTTCTTCCTAAAATTCTTAGAGTCACTGAAGAATAAGATCATTTCAGGTACATCCCACATGAATTCGGCCTTGATCTTGGTCAGATCACGATCGACATTTCTGTAGGCTTCTGAGAACTTACTGATGACTGTGATTACGTCATCACCCCAGTTAATCTCGTCTTCAGCACCAGCACAGGCCTTGTAGACAATGAAGTCGGCGTCAACTAATAGTTTCATTAGTGGACCTCTGACCAGTCTTTCCCATGCTTGGCTTCCGCTTCGATTGGGATTCGTAAGTTGTAGTATTCTCCAGCTGCTGCAGCGCTATATACCAAGGATGTTGATAAGTCCTGTACATGCTCTGGAGCACACTCGAATTGTAATTCGTCATGTATAAATGCGAGCTGTGATGCACACAACCCTGTTTGGTTAATAGTGTCGTTGTTGATGACCATCCACCGCTTTGCAATTACGGCGGCTGATGATTGCAAAAGCATGTTTAATGCTTTGTGTGGACTGTTTACTTTGATGCGCCGACCATCTATCGATTTAATCCAGCCCTTCTGACTCGACGTTTTAACTGCCTCAAGTAGTTCCGACAGTCCATCAATTGCAGAAACAAAAGCCTCTCTAATTTCTTTGCCTTTCTTTTTAGCTTTTGCTTCACTTAGAAGGGGGTCGTAGGAAGATCCGATTTTTTGGTTACCTGCTCCATAGATGAAGGCGTAGGTAATTGTTTTGATATCTCTACGGCTGACTCCAACTTTGTCAGCATTGACTTGGTGTATGTCACCGTTGAGGAGAGTATCGGCAAAAGTGTTGCTGTACCTACCAAGATAGCTACCGAGCATCCTAAGTTCAATCCCAGCAAGATCGGCACCCACAAGGATCTGCCCTGGTGTTGCTGTGAACAATTTTCTGAATTCTGCATCTGATTTACATTGAGCTAAGTTTGGATTTCTGTGTGCACATCTGTGCGTAACTGTTGCTACTGAGCAGTGGTGATGTATACGATTAGCAGTCGTACATAGCTTGAGCCATGCGTTGGTGCCTTCGGAGATCATCCCCAAGCTCTTCGTAATATCGAGACATTTCAGAAACTCCAAAGCAACTGATGGCCCACCGGAGGCAGCCGTCTCCTTCAATACAGTCTCGTCGATAATTGGCTTCCCAGTAGCTGTCATCTGGGTTGGTTTCCAATTGTGATACGTCTGTAGAATCCATGAAATATGATCTCTTGATGTAATTATTGTGTCCTTTAAACGTGTGAATGGAGCACCTTCGACATAGCCTTTGGTCCGATTATCTCGCTTAGGAGTAAATACTGATCCGGCAACGTAAGGATACCTGTCAAGTAATAGTTTGTGAGTTTCTTCAAGTTGTTTTCTGAGAGACGATGCAAGTTCCCATGCAGCGCGTTCATCAAAATGCCATCCATGTAATTGTTGTTCAGTAAGTAGTTGAGCAACTTTGTGCTCTAGTAAGACCCACTCAGGTATTTGTGGAAGTGGTTGCATAGCTTGGTGGTAACGTTTACATCTTGAGCGCAGTAGGTTTCCATCTCTGGTGACCATTCCTGCCAGTCAGTGCTTTGTCCAAATGCTCCTTTGTATTCACCTAGACGGTGACCCCAGCTAGATAAAGAATGACGGCCATATAACGGAAGTGGCATGTATTCCACATTCCGTTTTTGATCGACTTCTAATAGATCTGTGTGATACAAACGTGATAGCAATAATGTATCTAGTACCATTGCTTGTGGATTAAACCATGAATACAATTTTTGAATGACGGGAAGGTCATAGCCAATGATGTTATGACCGACGAGAACATTTGCATCTTCTAGTCGTTGTACTCCACGAACAATTGGTTCTTGATTACCCTGATCGTTGTAGACACAGGTTGTATCAGCCTCGCTGTCATAAATAACAAGGCAGTGGATTTTGGTAACATCATCAAGTAGACCGTCAGTCTCCAGATCGAATACGAGCATTAGTCCATTGGTATGTTTTATCTACGAACTGTGCTTTCTTAATTGCTTCAGCTGTAGGTGGGTTAGGTTTAAAAATCTGACGTTGCGTCAAACTCTGCGGTTGCTGCTGTTTCATTAAATTTACAAGTATCAAGGTCGTAATTCAGTTGGCAAGCTTCACCAACTTCGCCTGAATAGCGATTTTTAAGGACTCGCACTGTCGTAGCATTTCGTTCAGATCCGCTCTGTTGATCGCGCTCGAGTGCAATAACTGCGTCACTAAGTTGACCAATGCTCCTACTTCCGCGCAGGCTTCGGAGCTGTACCCTTCCGCCTTCTTCATGTGATTGTCCATTAGGTGGTGTTGTTGTGTGACATACAAGAAACAAGGTGATGCCAGTGCGCTCAACAAGTGAGCGAAGCCGGGTCATGGTGTTATCTATCATTCGTCGCTCGTCTCCTTCAAGCCCACTAAGTAGGATTGACAGGTGATCAAGGAAGATGACTTTTGTATCTAGTCCAGCCGCCATGTATTCAATGCGGTTGTAGATATGATCAGGGTCGTAGCTACCGAAGCCATCAAATAAATGAAGGTGCCAGTTAGCAATTGTCTGGTCAAAGATCTCTGTTAGCTCGCCTCGTTGTTGTTCACCGAGGTGTAGAGATTTTCTAGCGGCGACGGACATGAGTCCCAGTGCAGTTCGTCGATTTGATTCCTCAAGCGCCAGATAACCGCACCGCTCGCCCTTACTGAGAAGGTAAGCACATATCTCTCTGAGAACGCTGCTTTTCCCCACGCCAGAGCCTGCAGTAAGCGTGACAAGCTCTCCATATCGGATCCCGTGTAATAACTTATTGAGGCCTTCGAATGGGTAGTCATGATCAGATGGTGGTGAAGGTGTAGTTACTAGCTCTAAAAGAGTTTTGGCATCAACAATGCCGTCTGGTTGGTACTGTTTATGACTGAAGTTCAATACTTGACGTACTGCTTCATTGTCTCCAGCTTGTAATGCCTCTGAGGCGTCTTTGTAATCGTCTAGAAAGCCTATGAAAGTCTTGCTAGGTGGTAGTACACTAGCGGCCTCATTAGCGGCCTCCTGGCCTGCCTCATCGTTATCAAAGAAAAGAACAATCTTGTCGTAATGGTTGATCCATTCGTAGTTCTTTTGAATTGCTTTCTTAGCTGCAGCTGCACCATTTGGGATGGAGACAACTGGCCAAGGTTGGCACTCATAGACGCTCATCGCATCCATCTCGCCTTCAACAATGATTAGCTTTTGATCCTTAGCTGTTTTATGTCTGAAGAGCTGCATGCCATAAAGACTGCTGACATCTCCTTCACAACGAAACTGTTTATCTTTAGTCCTTACTTTCGCCCCGACAGCCTTTCCAGAACTGTCGAAATAATAGTGGCGTAGGATCTCTCCATCTTTGTAGGTCTTGAATAGTTCACAGGTACGTTCAGAAATTCCTCTTGATTGCAGCCGTCTGGCTGAGCCTTTGAGTTCGACATGGTTCAATTGATGACTGTGATTAGTGGATGTGTTGCCGTCAGCGTGTTTGTAATAACCACACTGTTTGTGGCACCATTCATGTCCATCGCTGTATAGAGCGTTGGCATCACTGGAGCCACATTGTGGACACGGTATGTGTCTTACAAATTCAGACTCGTTATGTGAGCCATTTGAGTGGGATGTTCGCAAAGGAGCACCAAGGTATGTTTAATTTCTCGCAGAATTTTGCGTAAGTAGTCTTAGATTTTTTAGAGATTGTGTTGTAAGGAGCCTGGAAGACCATACGAAGATCCAACTCAGGATGCTGTTGTTTGACGGCTTTAATCTTCCGTCTGTCTGCAGCATCCCAGTACCCTTTACATTCCAGCACTACACCATTCGGTAAAAGAAAGTCTGGTGTGTATAAGTGTGGAATTGTATAAGGTACTTTCTCTGTTTCGTATTCGTAGTCAACAGCCAGGTTGCAAAGAAGATCCGCGACCTTCTCCTCAAGTCCTGATCGGAATGCCATTTAGAAGTCGTCGTCGTCTTCAACAGAGCTAGGCTCAGCTGGCATCACGTTGGGTTCCGAAGTTTTATACCCAGCAGTATTTCCAAACAGTGCTGCAACATCTTCACTAGACATGTCACCTACATCGACACCAGCTGACGTAGCTAGTGAGACAACCTGAATACCCTTCAGTTTTAAAGTAGTGCCGTAGGTAACACCATCTCGCAAGATGTAAGGCTTCTGAAAGAAAGCCAGCTTGACTTTTGATCCGCTAAAAATAGGCAGGTTACTATCAGTAATGACAGTACCTTCAGTATCTACAACAGGCGGCTTGTTATCTTCATTCCAACTAAACTTTACTTTGTATTTATCTTCACTCAACTCTTCCCAGGGTTCAGGCTTAAGTACTGAACGCTTTGGATTCTTTAGTTTAGATTCAGCCCACTTAAGAGACTCAGTGCGGTCATCTTCTAGCTTGTCTACAATCTCTTGGCTAACAATAGCGCCAAGTGAATAACCAAACTTAGACGGTGCCATTACAGCTTGATAGCCTTCAAGGATAACAGGCTCTGGTGTTACAAATGTGTTGCGGGTCATTAACAGAAAAAATAGGTGGATTCAATTACGGCTTCCGGTTCAAGGTCACCAATAATCGGAGGATCAGTTTCAGCACCGATTTGTGCAGCCCAAGACTTCAAGTAGTCATGTTCCGCAAATAAGTGCATGTATGTTTCACGAACAATGGATCGTAAAGAAGACATGTCAGTAGCACGACAAAGTACCGAGTCGTGTATGAGGGAAATCGGAGCGTTGAAGCGTAGTGCAGATAGGTGGAGGAGGCTTGCATCTAGTGAATGAATAAGGTTGGGACTTGTTGCACTTTTATGGTGTGATTTATCAACCTTATCTTTGTCACCAGTAGCTAAAAATATGTTGCATTCACCTAGCAATTGAAGTCGGATGCGTTCAACATTCTTCTTCATTAGCTTTTGAGTTACGACAAACCCAGATGGTGTTACCCATTGGAGTTCCTTTAACCCTCGGTCAATGGCTGCAGTTACTTCCTCTTCTATCCACTTCATGACCTTCATCGGTCCTTTGAAGTTTTCCTTCATAGCAGTCCTTACAGCATTCACTATCTGCGTAAGTTCTTCTTTCTCTACTTCTATACCATCTTCTTTAAGCGCTTCTTTAATGTATGAACGGTTACTAAAGGGCTTTGCATTGTAAGGAATAGTCATTACAGTACGCTTGGTTTTCTTTCTATCCCAATAAGGTTTTATCCTGTCTGGAATAGAATCAATACAAGCTTCCGCAATTACTTTGTAAGCATCTTGAGGTCTTTCACTTGGTACTACATTGACCAGCTCAGCTGTAGTTTTACAACGACATAAGCCAGCCAATACCTGAAGTCCAGACGCAGTTGCATCTATCGCAACAGGTAAGTTTGTGTAGTCACGATCACAAGCAATTAAGCAGTGATAGAACTCATCACATGCGCTTAGGAATTGCCAAGGTTCAGACATACCTTCCCAAGTGGACAGGTTGCCAATAGGGTCAGTTGCTACAGCAGTAATCAAAGACTCATTATCTTTAGTCCACTTCAGCCGCTCACTGATAGGTAACTTGTCCATACCAGCGGTTGTACTGACTTGAAAAGATAACCAGTCTTCAGCTTCAGGTGTCATCAACGCACTCTCGTAAAATTTCAAGAGTGACTTACCGAAATCTGTACACTGAGGTGTCAAGAATGCGGGAATTGGATAACATCTTCCACGATAATCGAACGACCATGGCACAAAGAATTTCTCATGCTTCTCAAACACATCAACAGCGTGCATTGTCATACGAGTACGACAAGAACGTTTAAATTGTTGAGCGTTGATATTCATAACCTCTGCAGCACGTCTTCGATAATCCTTACGTGAAGCTTTGTTGTCTGCTATGTCGACAGGCTTGGGTGGTAGAGCTGTCTCTACTACAGGGATGAACTTACCAACTTCAATTCCTTTCTCTTGCAACGTTCGAGCAACGTCAACAATGAATGGATTCAAGGTGTATGCAACCTTCTGAATGTGGTTCAGAAAGTTGATTGGTGTTTCTCCCTGTATACACTGCCGCTCTCCTCTACGCACCATGTCATAGCCCTTCATGACTTCGTTGAGGATGTATCCACCCTCAGTTCCATCGGGCTGCCAATCCTTAGGTTCAACGATCATCGGCCAAGCAATCGGGCTGAATAGCTCAGCTGTTGCCATGACATCATCTTTGATTGCCATGAACTCTGGGGTCGGAACCATGTAGTTGTGGCGTTTCCGGCCCTCTTGTTTCATCTCGACCATGAACCAGTTACTGGCTTCGCATATGCAGTCCAGTAACCAGCCACCAAGCTTGACCCTGTTGGCTCTGCCCCACGGTTGCCAATGGGGCACGTCGTAGCGGTTCATCAAAGTTCTGATGACTGTGACCTTTTGATCCGTGCCACAAGACGCATGCCAATAGTTTTTTTGCAGTACATGCAATAGACCTGGAACCTTAGTTTCGTAATGGCTGAGCATGCATTCGTTCTCGATCGACGTGCCGATTGAGTCGGTTACATGTGGAACCGCATTGGCCTTTGGCTTGGTGCTGAACACCTTGTCGAAGGTGACCTTGGCAGCAATTAATGCAGCAGGTTCAGGATCGATCTTCTGAAGGAACGGATGAATGTCCTTGAAGTTGACGCCCGTCTTCCCTTCTTTTATGCGGTTAGTAGTGGCAGTGATACGGTCAACCACAAGAGGCACAAGCTGACTAACAGAAGCCACGCCGTAGACGGATGCACTTGCATAACTTTTGTTTTCTAGTTGTTGTGTGTTGCTGTGTAGCTTTTCCAAACCTCGCTTGATTTGCTCTCTTTCAAGCTTGATTTGTGCGCCGATTTCTTCGAATGTTGTCAATAAAAAGCTCGCTAGAACCGGTGATTGGTATCCATACCTAAGTGGATCCGTTGCTACTAAAGAAAGGTCAGGCATTTGAACCTGACCTATACCTCAGTGGAAATTGGTTACGTGAGAACCTAAAACCAGCGCGTCTACCAATTCCGCCAGATGGGCCAAGGGTTCTCAAGGAATGAGAAACCTGAATTCGATGGTAGCGCAGTGGATAATGGTCCTGAAATCGTAACCGTTGGATCCGCTAGATAGCACTCATTGCCTGCACTGCGGCCTGGTCAGAGGCATGTGCATAGCGGAGTGTTGTCTCAATACGTTTGTGGCCCATCAGGGTCATCAGGGTACGCATTGGTGTGCCTGCCTCTGCATGCCATGTGGCAAATGAATGCCTCAAGCTATGGAAGACAAGCGAGTCATCAAAACCACTGTACTTGCGGACCTTCTTGAAGGCTGCATACAGCTGATCTTTATTGTTCCATTGATCACCAAACACACGAACGTTTGGGTTGGCATACTCAAGACGCTTATGCAGATTCGTTGAGATGCGTTCGTGAATCGGTATCGCTCGGTAATTACCGGGCTTGGTACGTTGATCAGGTCTACCACCTACGTGGATCAAACCAGTACGTAAATCAATGTCACGTACTTTGATCTTTAACAGCTCACCTTGACGCATGCCTGTGTAGGCCGCGACATCAATGATGTCTGCTAAATCCTCTCGGTCCCAGA